GATTCGCTAAAACATATTCAGCTTTGTCACCAAATATTTCTGTTGCGCCAGCAAGGTTGGAGCGGCCTGTTCCTGTTACTTCATTGAGGATTATTTTTGCAGTTTTTCCGCCAGTAAAATTAGGATTTCCAGCCAAAGCCCCACCCAATTGCGATACGCCCACAACCAGGCTGTTATTCATAATAACGCCTTTGCTATCCACATTAAAATCCGTGAATGTATTTCTGCTAACGCCGCCAGCGCTTGGATTGGTGATATTGACCACCGGCACACCATTTTGCGCCTTATCCAAACCAGGGCGATGGCTTGCAGGTGCAGAGCCGTCAACAACTATGGCTCCATCAGCATAACTCACAAATGGCTGGAAAATAAGGAGGAACGATAGGAAATAGACAATAAAGCAGCGGCAGAGCCAAAAAATAGGTGAATTTATTTCCTCCGCACCTTGATCGTGCGATTCTACATCACTAATAAAGCCAGTCATACAACCCTACTTTTAATAAAATGCCTACTGGCTATGAAATTGGCATTTTATACGTTAAGAATGCTTTTTTAGGTGCTTAGTTTATACAGTACAATTATTAACAAATCGTTAACAAACCTTAATTTATTTGATAAATATCAGGCTTTATCAGCATCTTGCTGCATTAATAATTGCATTGCGGTCATGCTAAGCAACCTTTGGGTTCATCTGTCTTATTTTATAACCACATTCCCTCTTAAAGACTAAAAACCTTTATCATTTTATCCTCGACAACAGCTTGGTTATAGAAATTTTTTAGGGATTTATCTTTCATATTTAGAGCTGGTTTAAATAACATAGCCATACTCTTCTTTTTACAACCATTTTTGCGATAATACGCACCGCATTCTCTGCGTCAATTTTTATTACATTGCATACTTGCAAACTCACTACCCCCAATTTATTGCAAACTTGCTAACAATATGATTTATAAAAGAAAGTTCTTGCATAGCGTCACGGCATTATGTAGCCTTTAATCATAATGCAAAAATAGTTTCTAATTTTTGCCCCGACAAAATCCCCCATATTTTATTCTCCCATAACCGCATTTGCATAAGCAGTGCGACTAAAAATCATTTAAAAAAGGAACAATCCTGATGCAAAATCCTGATAGGGTAATAACCGAAGAAGATTTACAAGAATACTACGCAGATAATGGTGTTGTTGTGCAGACAGAAAAAAGGGTAAAATCTTATCTCAAGAAGAAAGGATTTTTCAAAGAACCTGATAGTAAAAATTCTTACCGCAACCAACACGGAAAATTAGCTTTTGTTTACAAAACAAGGGATGCAGTATTCGATAAAACAGGACAATTCAGAAAATATACGTTTGAAGGATTTTTAATCAGTTTTGGTGGTGAGGCAGTAAGTTGCTATAACTTGAAGTTCACCAAGATTCCAAGGCCACAGTTCTAAGATGGGGGCGCGTCAGCGCCCCAGACACCCCCACAATATCAGTATTGGCAAAACACCATTTGCAACATAATTGAACCTCTGATTTCGGAAAAACATAAATGAAAATGAGTACCCTCAAAAGACCCGTGTTTTTTCAAGTTTACCCCTCATTTTCCCCAACAACACCTTCATTTAGTTGCGTTTTGCTCATATTTCTCCTCTGCGTTATTTCAGCAACAGAGAGTGAATATCTAGGAAAACAGCGGCTTCAGAGCGGTTTTATTTTTTCTAAAAACATAAATGAATCCCTAAAAAAAAGGAAAACCACTCCGAAGGGAGAAGGTGGCATTACGCCACCCTTACTTCCGCCATCACCTGTTGTTGTGCAGCAGGTTCGCGCAGCAACTTTTCAGCACTTTGCATACTACGGCAAATCATCTTAATTTTATCAGCAACAGATCCGGCACGTGATGGGTCAATCTTTTTTAGAATATCTACCTCACCATCTTTGTTGAAGAATTTAGATACGATACCGAACATTTTGTCGATATTGTTTTCAAGGGTGTTAATAGCCCTCATTTCTTCGGCTGATACTTTACATTCTGCAAACATTTCAGTCTGGTTAGCGGCATCAACAAAACTTTGAGCAATAACGGCTAAAGAATTATTATCTGCCCTGCCACTGCGTATCATCTGCCAAAAACTGTCCTGATATTCAAATGGTGTTTTCGCAAGATAAAATGCTTGTGTCGGACTAAGCAGACCTTTCGCTAAATATTCCTGATAATCAGGTTTAAGTTTCAGCAATTGCAGCCTTTCGGTAATGCGGTGAGGCTGTGTAATACCAAGCTTGTGTGCTAACTGGAAAGAAGCAAGGCCGAAATCATCCATAGCTTTTTTGAAAGCCCTGGCTTCCTCAAGTGGTGTAATATCCTGGCGTTGCAAGTTTTCAATAATCATCTGGTAGGTAACGGATTCATTATCAAGATTTTTAATCAGGACTTGAATTTCTGTAAGTTCCAGTAGTTTGCAAGCACGGTAACGACGTTCACCAGCAACAATCATGTATCGGCCTTCACCATCTGGCCTTACAACAATTGGATTCATTAAACCTTGCTGACGGATTGAAGCGGCAAGCTCACGTAGTTTACTTTCATCAAAAATTTTACGGGCCTGTTCTTCATTCGCGTAGATTTTATCAAAAGGTAACGTAGCCAGCCCTTCCTTTGGTTGGCGTGATATAGACTTCTTTGCTTTAAGTTTTTTAACCTTAACAGGTAGCTTGCTGCGTGTTTTGGATATAGTGGTGCGGTTAAGCACTTTTTGCTTTGTCATTTTAGTCTCCTTAATTTGGTTATTTGGTTTTGTGGTTAATAAGAAAATTCTAGCCTACATGACCTTACCGTCAACAAAAATCGACAACCTTAACGCTGAAAAACAATTTATTTTTCAGCCACTTATGCGGCGACCTTCAGAGGACACGGAAGTACCCCTTCCGTGGCAGGGTGCAATTCCCTGGAGCCGCTCCATATTTTTAAGCAAAATCAAATAATGATGGTTCCGTCAATTTGGCTGGTTTTAGCTGCATAACCATTTCAGGCACAACAATACCAAGCTCCTGTTCAAACCACAGAGCTACCATACGTCTATGACACCATTGTCCAGGCTTGCTAATATTCTCGTGACATAGCAATACTGGTGGATGCTCCTGTCCGGCAACTAAGCTTTGCAATTCGTTCCATACTTGCTCTGGGTTAAGAGGTTTTAGTATTTCATGAAAATACTTCTCCTGGAATGCAGCCTGGTTATTATAAAATTCTGCATCATGGAACCAGGAGCCTGGGTTAAGCTTTCGGTAGATTTTGAATCCACCCATACCTCGCGGTGCGCCACGAGCGATAGAAATACGCCCTGCACCTGAATATTGATAAAAACTGCTCGTAAACATTAGCTTCTCTTGTTGCATTATCTGCTCCTTTGGTTTTGTGGTTAGGATAAACATTATAGCCTGAATTGGCTGTAAGGCACTATTTTTCAGCACTTTATTCAAATAAAAGTGCCTTGAATTCTTTGATTGAAATTATAAAACTGGCAGTGCTGTGTGAGCATGAAGCACAGGTTCTAACCAGCGTTTGAGAGTGATTTGTTGTACTTTCAAAATAGCAGGGTCAATACCGATTTTCGGATTTCGTACTTTCGTGCTTCCCCTGCATTTAAACCAGACAGATTCCGGCTCGGCGGTATGCTCTAAAAGATTTACCTTTATTTGCATTTTGTGGTCGGGCTCTTCTTTGTATTTTTCATGAAAAGCAATTTCAAGGCGTATTACGCTAACGCCTTTTTGCTGTATTTTTACTAAGCAATCCATTACTGGCATAGGGAGTAAGATATTTTCTTTTTCGGGGAGCGTATCAAACTGCGGTAATAGTCTTTTGATATGCTCATAATTTTCGTGAGATATGGTTTGGCACATAATATGCACTCCTTTTTGGTTTGGTTTTGTGGTTAATAAGAAAATCCTAGCTTAATTAACCTTACCGTCAACAAAAAAACAACCTCGTAACTAGAAATAATTACTATATATCAATATGTTAAAGGATGCGCGGAGGATATGCCTCCGCGCATCCTGTTAGCTAAGCAATTTCTACTGGTTCAAATATTAGATGGCTTGAATATGCCTGGTCATAGCGGCGGATAATTATTCCTTTACCAAGAGCATCAATATTAATTTCTCCTACTGATGCGCTGTAAACAGTGCCGATATAATTATCGCATTTCCATGTAGCCAGCTTCTTTTTATGATGTAGTGGCGGCATTGGCTTTCCATCTGATACTTTAACTTTATCACCGGGTTTAAATATTTTACTGTAATCTATTAATGACATGATATTGCTCCTAATTATTCTTCTGTAACTTGAATGCTTTCTCCATGCGTAAAAGGAACTTCGGTTATGAAATAACCAAGGCGATTTACATAATTAAAGCCGCTTTGAATAATTATAGTGTCTTCACAATCAGTAAGGGTCCAAATACAATGTGGGTTGGCTTTCTTAACAAACTCTAATTCTTCACCATATGTCTCAAACATCAATTCTGAATGACTGTTCTTTGTATCAACATGGTTTTGAATGGGTTTGTATTTTGTAACAAATTTCTCATAAGATATGGTTAGTGCGCTCATAATAAGCTCCTTATAATTTGGATATTGGTTTGTGGTTTGATTGTTTTTGCAGCGGAGGAAATAAATCCTCCGCTGCTGGTAAGATTATTCTTCGCAGGTCATTCCTTTTGGCAGCCAGGTTTTAAGTTTTTCTTGCTGCTCAATTGTATATATATTCTGCTCTGGATTGCTGAAAGCATTATCCAGAATATAAGCAACATCACCTTTGGGTTTCTTGCTGTTGATTTTTACCCAATTTTCACCAAATATTTCCTGACCTAGTTCCAGCAAATCTTTTTTGGTAACGCGGTCAAAGAAATTTGCTTTGGTTGGCCTCCAGTGCTTTGCTACATCGACACAAAGGCGGTTACTGATTATTTCAAATAATGCAGGACGTGATAGCTCAATAGAGAGTTGAGGTTGAAGAGCCTTAGATACACAGGCGGCAAAGAGTTGTTGCTTCTCGTGTTTATTAAGCTCGCAGAATGCGTGAAAGCGTTCCACTTCATCATTAATGTTCAGCCAGGCAAGCGGAAGGCTATTAAACATAGTTTCCTCTTCTGCTTGCAATGCCGCTACTTGTGGGTCTTCTGAAATCAACAAGTGCGGAAGGTTATATTTCTCAGCTCGTATTTTAAGCCAATCCTTTCCATAATAGGAAGGTTTAATAGTTTGCATGCACATTAGGTACAGCGCAGAATCAAATGCAACCTCGTAATCTTGCGCCATATATTGCCGTACTGCTTGTAGGCGGTGATTCTTTAGCCTATCAATTAGCGATTGGCTGAAAGGCAGAGAAGCTTTTGTTTCTGTAGATTTTTTAGTGCCAGTATTATCATTAGAAATTCTATCTTCCGGCCTTACTAATCCTTCGTTAATATCCAATTCACCATTATATGAAATTGATAGTACGCATCCGGCAGTAGCATAATCTTCTTCACTAAAGCCGTGATAGGAAGAAAGTTTTTCATTAATGGCAGATAATTCTTCCTGGATACGCTCTACTTCTGCATCATCAACATCTTCCTCGCTTTCCAGGGCTTCCAGTTGATTTTCTAGGTTTTTTTGTGTGGTGATAAGTTCTTCAGGTATATCACCAATTGGATGTTGATAAATCCTGTGATATTTGGACTTTTCATCGTAGCCAAATTCAAACTTGGCTTCTACCCACTTCCATTTATCTTTGATTTCCAAACTTAGGTTATGTAATTTTTCCTCTGCTAATTTTTGTAACAATGGTACATCTTCAAGATAACACTCATTTTGTTCACTGAATAAATCTTTAAGATAAGTGCCACCGGCCTCCTCATAGGCTTCAAGCCCAACGAATTTAGCGAATTTATTATTACTCCTTACCGCAGTTTCGGTAAGGGCATTACGGATACTGTGCGGCTGCTTTATTTCCCAAGAATCCTTAACTCGCTTGTATAGGGATTCCTGCACTTTATGGTCGTCGGTTAAAGCAAAAGCCATAAGAACATCGAGCGATAATTTTTCAGCGCGGTATGCTTTTATTAATTTTGGTGATATCCTGCCTAATTTAAGACGCTTCTGGACAAATAAATCTGTTACACCAAAACGTGCGGCAACCTCGGAAACAGTCATGCCTTGGTCTATAAGTTTAGCATACGCTTCAAACTGATCTGCCGGGTGCATTTCAGTACGCACCATGTTCTCTGCAAGGCTTATTTCTTTGGCTTTCTCTGCGTCAACGACTTCGCATTGCACCTCGTGACTTGCAGGTAGTTCACCTTCTTTTTGTAAGGTTTGCATAGCTAAAAGTCGTCTGCCTCCTGCTATGACTTCAAACTTCTTTTTGTCATTGGCCGGAATAACAATCAGATTTTCTAATAATCCATGTGAGCGAATACTGGCTACCAGTTCTTCTAATCCTCTTTCACGGTCAGTTTTCCTGACGTTATGGGCCTTAGAAATAGTTAATGACGATAGTTTTATAGGTTGCATTTTAAGTCTCCTTTAATTGTTAAAATTGGTTTTGTGGTTTAGTAAGTAAATTCTACCTTAGTTGACCTTACCGTCAATCAAAATCAACCTGCAAAAGCAAAATAATCACCGATAATCAACATGTTATCAGAGTTGCGTCTTGTAATGTGTTTTTTACTTGCTGGAATGAGGGCAAATAGGTAAATATAAAGCTGCAAATGCAAATTCTCCTTAATTTGGATTTTTTTGCGTTTTGTGGTTTGGTAGCGGGGGTGGTTCCCCGCTACTTCTATTAGGCTGCTTCAAGTAATAAAACATTACTGTTTCTTGCAAACCTGGCTGGATTGTTGATATTTTTTGTATAACTTGCTTCACCTTCAAAGCTATCAACTACGGATTTATCCTGCGCTGAATATTTGGAATATTCTTTGTTGCCATAACCATCTGGTAGCCAGTTTTTACCTCTGCAAGTAATAATGTTAAACTTCCGTAGCAAAGTTTCATCTTTAAAAGTGAGGTGTAATGTCCCTTTTTTATAAAAGGCTATCTTTTTAAAGAAAGTGCTTTCAATATTGCTACTCACATGCACAGCCATAGCATTTTCAATTGCATAGCTGGTTTTAGTATATGAGCTATATCCAGCAATATAGTTAAGAACCTTATCTACATCGTCCAGGTAATCCCTTACTACATAATTAAGTTCCATGCCCCTATAGCCATAAAATGCGTTTCCATAGCTACTACGCACCGGAATAATAATTTTATTAGAAACTTTAAATGCTTGATTGGTTTTCCAAGTATCAAAATGCAGCCTGTTTTTGTCACATTCGACCCAATAAGAATATTTGGTTGTAAGGTCGTCAAATAATTTAACTGCCGCATCTATAAGTGTTTGCTCATAGCTTCCTATGAGGTTGATTATAAAACTGCGTACATTATTAGCCGTAAAGTCCAGATGTGAATGCTTAGAAAGCTGTGCATAAAATCTAGTGCGGTTTTCAGAGGTCATTCTTGAAGTAACTGGCCTGATACTTATTGCTTTATTCCAATAATCTTTACGGAGGTTTTTATTAAATTCATTTACCTGGTTCTGCATAGCGCTGGCAATATCGCCTTTACTATCTTCATCCTGAACTGTAAGCGTTATGAAACCGCTAATGATTTTAAAGTTTTTATAAAAATCCATTATGGTTTTCAGGCCAACAGCCCTTTGTTGCTGATATTGGTCAACAAGTGACTGAACCACATCATTATGCGCTATATTTGCTTGTAGTTCCTCATCTATAGTGAGTTTTTCTTCCCGTATTTTATCAGAAGCACCTTGCAACAAATCATCTTCGATGTTTTTAACAACCTCAATATGGATTAATGCAATTTCTACGTTGGTTTTACGCTCTGCATCTTTGAAAGCATCCTGGATATACCCAACATCAGCGCCAACTTCTTTTAACCTTTTACAAAGTTCCTTTCTTGTTGGTGTGCAGGGGTTTTTGATAGTTTCCGCATTAAGCAAACAAACAATTTCGCCGGAATATAAAATATCAATTGCTTTTAGAAGGTGCTTGTCGCCTTCATCAAACGGTGGATTCATAAGGATTAAATCGAATATATCGCCACCGTTATACAAGAGGAAATTGCTATCAATAACCCGTATGTCCTTGCCCATTAATGATGCGAATAAATCCGGGTCTTTTTCAATGGCTTTAATGTCAGGTCTGGAGTAACCGAACAATCGTGATTTATTGAGATATTCTATAATATCTCCCTTACCTGCGCTTGGTTCCAGAATTGCCTTCGGCTCACGGTTTTTTATTTTGGCGCACATCCTGATTATTAAATGTTCCGGTGTCGGATAGAAATTTTTATTTAGCATGGCCTTTTTCCTTAATTGGTTGGTTTTGTGGTTAATAAGAAAATCCTAACCTACGTGACCTTACCGTCAATCAAAATTCGACCCGCCTAACTAATAATTACTTCTAAATATCAATGTGTTATTAGCATATAGCAATCTGTAGTATCCTGTAGTAACTTATAGGGAATAAGCATGTTTTTTGGCGCTGTACCCACGCAATGTATCGAGCAGGTTTTTCGTATCCTCGATTTTAGCAAATGGAACGCAGCTTTCGTATGTTGCTCCGGCAGCTTCCGTATAGGACGTGCGCTTCGGGCAAAATTTCCGCATCTGCCGATTTATAGTAATGATGTGAGCCTCTACTCCAGCGCAGTTGGCTATCTGGCTTGCAATAAAGAGTTCAATATCCGTTTTGAAAAAGACCTGGCCTTTATAGAAGAGCGCCCGGACGTAAACAGCTTCTTTGAAAAGACTGCCGCTATGCTGGTGGCATGTGATATGGCACGGTATGGCGCACGTAAAAATGAATATGCATGTAAGCACTTCCAGTATTACGTTGATAATTTTGAATTTTTCTTTAACAAGGCAAAAGACCGCCTCGACCGCACAATCCCTGAAATGCCTATACAGGGTTATTTCCCCGATGATTGGCGCAAGCATGTTAAAACAGCGCAGGAGGTGGGTGCTGGAGTATTGGCATTTCCACCGTTTTTTAAAGGTGATTATGAAGCACAGTTTAAATTTATAGAAGAAAATATCCATTGGCCTGCACCTGACTATGACCTATATGACCCAAAAATGCTCTCTGGCATTATTGATGATATTGACACTTCAGGCATCCAATATTGCGTACTTTCAGACCAATTATACGAACACCGCAAGCCAGTATTGGAATATGTAACAGGGCGGAAAGTACCACATTATTGCTATGCACGTACTGATAAATCCAGCGTCCGGCATTTGTATAAAGAGCCGGAGCCATTTGCCTATGACCCCATTAACCCTGCCAAACTGACTAAGAATAGTAAAATTCAGATTGTCCCGGCGGAAAGCCGCTATATGGATTTTATCAAAGATGTATATTTACAGAAAACAATTATTCACTCGACAGGTATAGCTAACTTCCTTGTGTTTGTTGATAAAATGCTGGTAGGCGGAATTATTTACTCCCTGCCGAAATTTCCGACTTTCGGGCATAACACAATATACCTGCTGTCAGATGTAACCATCTGCCGTGAAGCAAAGCTTTCCAAATTTATTGCATATCTTGCCACCTCTGAAACTTTACTAACCATAGTTGGCAAGAAAATCATCAACAACATTAACTTTGTGGTAACGACTGCGCGTACTCACAATCACGTTTCCATGAAATATAGAGGCATCTACGAGGTGATGAATCGCCGTGAGGCCGATGACCCGGCTGAAGGCAACATCATCAATTACGGTTCATCCGCCAGAAATGAAACCCCTCAAGAAATGTACGATAACTGGTATTGGCCTAAACATGGAAAACAATATGTCGAAAGCATCAAAAACATCCAAAAAACAGCCTGAAGGGGAAAATGTAGATATCCCTCTGGCAGACGATCCAGAACAATATAGCCCCATCAGTTTTGACACAATCGACTTCCTCGAAGGCCAGACTGAAGAAACACCGCTAAAAATAAGATATTGCGTTGTTCCAATTAAATCTCTGCACATATTATCGGCAGAAGAAAATGCGAGATTTATGACCGCTGACCAGATGCGGCGGTTGACCGACAATATCAAGCGCGATAAGGCCATGACCTCTGTGGTGTTGGTATATCCTGATTTTCAGGAAAAAAAGCTGATAGTGATTTCAGGTAATCACCGCGTTGAAGCATCTGCCGCCGCAGGAACTAAAATGATTCCGGCGCTGGTAATCCAATCGCACCTGACAGTGGAACATAGGCTTGCGCTGCAATTATCGCATAACGCTGTTACCGGGCAGGACGACCCAAACACTTTGCTTCGTATCTATGAAGCCTTGAGCATGGAATATAAATCATATTCCGGCCTTACCGATGATAGCTTCAACGTACTTGAAAAACTCAATATCGACAGCTTGGCTATAGGCACACCGCAATATGAAGAAATTATCCTGCAATTCCTGCCGGATGAAAAAGAAGCTTTCATAGAACATCTGGAACGCCTCGGCAAAGCTGCCGAGAAAAAAACCTATCTGATGGCTGAATATGATGATTACCTTCGGCTTTTTAGAACAATCGTTGCTGTGAAGGAATTTAAAAATGTTTTCAATTCTGCTGTTGCAATACGCGAACTTGCAGATCTCGCCATAGAGCGGCTTGAGCAATTAAAAGCTGAAGCTGAAATCATCAAAGAAGAAACCGGAGAAAATCAAAATGACAAAAAAAACGTAAATTTGCACTTGCGGAAATTGAATTTGCCTTACGTGAAACCGGAGGATTGCAATATCTCGCAGCGCTGAAATTGCGTTGTGCGCCAAGCACTATAACAAATTATGTAAACCGCAGTGTGCGTCTACAAAAAATTGTCGCAGAAGAAGAAGAAAAACGTCATGACCTTGTTGAAGGTAAGCTCATGGAAAAAATAATGGCTGGTGATACAGCGAGTATTATTTTCTATCTGAAAACCAAAGCAAAACACCGTGGCTATAGCGAAAGGCACGAGTTTACTGGTGCTGATGGTGACAAAATAAATTTCGTTATAGAAACCCCTCCAGCAATGTCAGACATCCATGAATGGGAAAAAACTTTCAAACCAAAACCAGCCGCGCAAAATTAAAAAACCATGTTACTCTATGGAAACCACAGCCTGGGCCACAATCTGCGCTCCTGTTATGTGATGTATTTGAAGTTTTTTTTTGTGGTGCGCGTGGTGGCGGTAAAACGGATGGTATGCTCGGTGACTTTGCCGTCCATGCACAGCGCTATGGACAATACGCCCGTGGTGTATTCTTCAGGCGCACGTATAAACAATTAGAGGAAGTCCTTTACCGCGCCAATCAAATTTATCCTAAACTTGGCGCTATCTGGTTAAAAGGTGAAGCAATCTGGTTATTTCGTAACGGTGCAACCTTAAAGCTTAGGCATCTTTGGGATGAAGCCGATGCAGAAAATTACCAAGGACATGCTTACACCTGGATCTGCATAGAAGAAGCAACCAACTGGCCTACTCCGGCGGCTATTGACCGTATCAGGGCAACACTGCGTTCCGCACATAATGTGCCTGTAAGATTACGTTTGACCGGAAACCCTGGCGGCGCAGGGCATAACTGGGTAAAACAACGTTATATTTCTCCTGCGCCACAAGGTTACAATGTTATTATTGACCCTGAAAGCAGGGAGCAACGCGTATTTATTCCATCAAGGTTGGAAGACAATCCAGCACTGACGCTTAGTGACCCTCATTATGAACGGAGGCTTTTACAATCCGGCTCTGCAACGCTCGTAAAGGCGTGGCGCTTTGGTATCTGGGATATTGTTGCCGGAGGCTTCTTTGATGATATCTGGAATCCTGGCCGACAAATTCTTACTCCATTTGAAATACCTGCCACATGGCAGTTCAAGCGTAGCTTCGACTGGGGTTCTGCCAAACCATCATCTCTTGGCTTATGGGCTGTCAGTGACGGCTCACCTGTAGAATCTATTGGCCGCGTATTCCCTCGTGGCTCAATGATACGCATAAGTGAATGGTATACGGCAGCAAAAGACTATCAAGGTTATGTAAAGCCTAACCAGGGTGTCGGGCTTATGAATAAAGAGCTTGGTGCTGGTATTGTCTCTTATAGCAAAGGGCGTAACTGGAGCGGCTGCGTAGCTGACCCATCTATTTTTATTAAAGCAGGTGGGCCTAGTATTTATGACCAAATGCGTGAAGGTGCGCGTGATGCCGGAGGTATGTTTACTTTCTCCAGGGCCGATAATAACCGTATCGCCGGATGGCAAAAAATGCGCGGTATGCTGAAAAACTCACTGGCTGATATACCTGAAAGTCCCGGCCTCTGGGTTTTTGAAAACTGCATCGACTGGATACGCACAGTTCCAATACTGCAACGTGATAGTAAAAAACCTGACGATATAGACACCGAAAGCGAAGATCATGCTGCGGATGAAACACGTTACGGCATCATGTCAAGCGGTGAACGCCAGAGCAGCCAAGAATTCTTATTATAAAATATCAAAATTATATGGCTAATAACAAAAAAGCTGATGTTTCTACACCAAGCCTTGCATATCAAGAAATGCAAAGTGACCTTGAGCTGGTTAATGCTCTAATGGGTGGCACGGAAACCATGCGTGCAGCAGGACAAAAATATCTTCCGAAAGAACCAAAAGAAAGTAAGGATGCTTACAATAATAGGCTTATGCGCTCGGTATTGTTTAACGCTTTTTCCGATACGGTACAAAAATTGGTTGGGAAGCCTTTTTCTAAATCAGTTACCATTAAAGATACTACGCCTGAAAATATAAAAACATGGTCAGAAGATATTGACCGTTGTGGTAGTAATATAACCAGCTTTGCGCGGGAAGTTTTTCGGAGTGGCCTTATTGATGGTTTAACCCATATATTGGTTGATTATCCGCAAAAGAAGGCTGAGAACCTTAGCCTTGCCGATGAACAAGCGATAGAAGCAAGGCCATATGCTGTTAATATTAAAGCATCTAACCTTATTGCATGGCGTTCTGAAACTGTAAATGGCGTTGAGGAACTAACACAAATCCGTATTTTTGAGCAATCGACTGTCCCAGATGGACAATGGGGAGAACGCCAGGTTAACCGCATACGTGTTATTACAAAAACAGGTTTTGAGCTTTACGAATTAAAAGACAAAAAATGGAAACAAATAGAAAGCGGGGAAACCTCCCTTGGCTATATTCCTTTAGTGACATATTATACCAACAAAATCGGTTTTATGTCTGCAAAGCCGCCACTCATTGACCTTGCATATTTAAACGTCCAGCACTGGCAATCATCTTCCGACCAGGAGCATATATTGCATTTTATACGCTTCCCTCTTTTGCATGGCGCTGGTTTTAACAGTGACCAAAAGCAAATTGATATAGGGCCTAACCGGATGATCCTGTCTGAAGACCCAAATGCAAAATTGGTATATGTAGAACATTCCGGCGCTGCGGTTGATGCTGGCCGCCAATCCCTCAAAGACATCGAAGATAAAATGGCATCCCTTGGTATGCAGATACTTACCAAACGCTCCGGTGATGTGACGGCAACATCAGATGCTCTTGATACGGCTAAATCTCATTCAGCGCTTCAGGACATGATACGCCGCCTGGAAAATACCTTCAGTGAAGTTTTCTGGCTGATGGGCAAATGGGTAAACCAGAATGCGGATAATGTCAGCGGTGTAAACATCAATCAGGATTTTGGATTATCATTAGTAAGCGGCAAAGACGAAGACACATTACTCAAGAGCCGTATGGCTGGTGAAATATCACGCACCACTTATCTCAGCGAAATGAAGCGCCGCAATGTACTTAGCGAAGACTTGAACATCGAAGACGAAATGAGCCGCATAGAAACAGAAGGCACTACTACCAACATTATAACCAATCCTAAACCCAAAGGAAAAACACTATGAATAATCAAGAGGCCGCTTTCCTTGCTGAAAGCAACCGTATCGAAGGATACGATTATGAAGCAAGACTTTATCAGGAAACCCCTTGCGATAAGAAGCATGTAAATAATAGCGCAAGCGCGTGGCGGTATATGGTGCTTCATCATAAAGAAGCCATTACCATAGAGCATATTCTGCATCTTCATCAGTTACAAATGCACGGCTCACTATCACCAGCCAATACTGGAAAACTACGCTCTTGCCGGGTTTATATAGGTAGGCATAAACCGCCAGAACCAGAGCTTCTTGATTATTATATGGAACAATTTATTAACGATTTTAATATCAAATCATCCGACCCAACAACCCTGCATTATGAATTTGAATGGATTCACCCATTTGTAGACGGTAACGGGCGTGTCGGAAGGTTATTGTGGGCCTGGGATTTATTACGCCGTAGCAAAAAAATATATCCGATTTTAGATAATTACGTGCAGCCTGCAAGAACCGCATTGGAAGCAATGATAAACACTGAATTCCATATCAGACGGAATCGCTACTACCAAGCATTAAATGAGTTTCATTTTCAGCGCAGGGAATCATCAAGTAACCTTATGTCACCGCTTGCTGTTTCTTGTATATAAACGGATAAATCATGCCAACTGCTAATGAAGCACTTTTTGACGCAAGTATCAGCCACCAGATTTATTTGCAACGGCTTTCAACTGGCACTGTCAGGGAAATTTTAGACGTACTTACGCAAAGCGAAGCAGGAATTGTTGAAAGGCTTTTACGCGAAGACCTGACGGAATTTACGCAATCCCGGTTGAAGGGATTGCTGGCGGAGATTCGTAAACTCAATCATGCAGCTTATGAAGTATTGCAAGAGAACCTCACCGGGCAACTTTCTGATATTGCAGAGCATGAATCCAATTTCCAGGCCGGATTAATTGAGAAAGTTTTACCTATAGAATTTACACTAATCCGGCCTTCTATAGAAATCCTGGCTTCCATCATTAATAACAAACCATTACAAGGCAGGTTTATTGCCGACGAAGTAAAAGACCTTGATGCAATTAGAATTAAGCAAATTGAGCAAGCTTTAAGGATAGGCGTTCTAGAAGGTAAAACTACTTCTGAAATTGTACGCAGTTTACGTGGTACTAAAAGCCTTAATTATAAAGATGGAATTTTACAGCGCTCCCGTAATGATGTTGAAAGGCTGGTACGCACCTCAATAACACATGTTACAGTCCGTGCGCGGGATGAGCTTTATAGCCGGAATACTGAAGTTATAAAGCAGTGGCGTTTCGTAGCTACACTTGATTCCCGCACTTCAAAAATCTGCATTGCCCTGGATGGTACTGTATATGATATCGGAACTGGCTCAATGCCGCCGCGCCATCCTAACTGCCGTAGCACCACTTCACCTATCCTGAAAAGCTGGCAGGAAATGGGGCTGAATATTAGTGAGTTGCCAGCCAGTACCAGGGCCACAATGGATGGTCAAGTGCCAGAAAACATCACTTACCAGCAATGGCTAAAAAAGAAACCACGCGAATTTGTCGAAGATGTGCTAGGAAAAACTAAAGCAAAACTTTTCCTGGATGGAAATATGTCAGTCGATAAATTCTTTGATGCCACCGGAAAGGAATATACCCTGCCAGAACTTAAAAAACGTGATAATAGCATCTTTGCAACCTTGCAAATTTAATTCCATACAATATAATTTGTGTATGGAAAAGCCAATACAACGATTCAAAGTAATAAATGGTGGAAATAAACCAAGGCCAGTATCAGAGCGGGTGTTATGCAATGTATGCGAACATCATCATGGCGTATCTACAGGGGAGTTTATCCCGGTGCATACGGCAGTATATCGGGAAGGTAATGGTATGGTTCCGGCAGTAAGTGCAATACTGTGTTTAAATTGTTTATTAAATGGCAGGAAAACATACCTGACATAAAGATGCTGGTGTAAATACCTATAACACCATACATAAAGTAATCTCTAAAATTTTAATAAACTAAATATCAATAACCGCCTCGGTATTCCCCGGCGGTTTTTTTATGCGCCAAAATTCTATTAACAATCACTTTTAACATTAGGAGTAATACAAATGACTAACTTACCAGTTACAACACCATCTCTTGATTCTATCCCTGAAGATTCAAGAAAATTTTATCAAGAAACTAAAGGAGATAGCGGCATTCAATATACACTAAATGCTGCTGAATTATTTTCCGCATTGGCAGCAAAGGATAAAGCCCTTGCCAGTGAGCGTAAAATCCGCACTGACTTTGAAAACAAATATAGCCAGAAGTCTAAGGAACTCGACGAAATCGACAAGGACGAATATCAGCGCCTTCGAGAAAAAGCCCAACAATGGGAAAGCGAGAAGGAAAAAAGGGAACGCGAAACGCTTGAAGCCAAAGGTAAATATGAGGAAGCTTTGGAAAAGACCAAATCCTCATATTCCAAAGAAATAGCTGACCTTAAAGCAGACTATGACAAAAAATTCAAAGCACTTACCGAAACTGTCGAGCAATCCGAATCTTCAAAACGTGATTATATCCTGAATGACAAGGTACGCCGCGCTATCGTTAAAGCCGGGGTATTTGCGGATGATGTGGAAGATGTACTGACACTCACTCGTAACCGTTTTTCACTCAACGATAAAAACGATGTAGTGATTAAAGATGAGGCTGGCAACGATACCGACTTCACATTAGATAATTTCTTTAGTGAATCCTTTAAAAAATCTAAACCTAAATTTTATCAGGGAGCTAATTCAGGAGGCTCCGGCACTCCTGCTGGTGGTAATAAAGGAAATGGCAAAGCCAACACAAATGAGCTTTCTTCAATAGATAAAATTTCACAAGGGCTAGCTGCACTACAAAATTAGAAGCAGCTTTTGTATCAACAATTTTTGGGCGTTTGCCGGGATGGTGAACGCCTTTTTTATTGCACGTTCTAAAGCTAAGGGTGAGCCAATGCTTTTCTGGCGCGCATTAAAAGAACGCAAGGACTGCGGGGGAGCCAATGTTCAGAAGCGTCATTGAATTTTTAACAACCAATGATGGAGATAAATATGTCCTCAGTAACACTAGCGGAGAGCGCCAAGCTATCCCTAAACCAACTCATAGAGGGGGTTATAGAAAACGTAATCACGGTAAACAGGTTTTATCAAATATTGCCTTTCCAGGCAATTGACGGTAACGCACTTGCTTATAACCGTGAAAACGCTCTTGGCGATGTTCAGTTTGCTGGTGTTGGTACTACCATTACAGCCAAGAACCCTGCAACCTATACCCATGTTACTTCCAGCCTTACCTCAATTATAGGTGATGCCGAGGTAAATGGTTTGATTCAGGCAACACGGTCTGGAAAACAAGACCAAACTGCCCTTCAAGTTGCTTCTAAGGCTAAATCTGTTGGTCGCCAATATCAGGATTCAATGATTAATGGCGATGGAACAGGCAATAGCTTTTCTGGCTTATTATCACTTGTAACCGGAGGCCAATCTATTACCGGCCCTGGTAATAATGGTGATGCCATATCTTTTGATTTACTTGATCAGCTAATAGACAAGGTAACTGATAAAGATGGTCAGGTAGATTACTTGCTTATGAATGCCCGCACATTACGTTCGTACAATGGATTGTTACGTGCATTAGGTGGAGCAAGCATTGGTGATGTTGTCCGCTTGCCAAGTGGCGTAACTGTTCCTGCTTATCGTGAAATCCCTATCTTCCGTAATGACTATGTACCAACAACCCAAACTAAGGGTTCTACAAGTACTTGTACCACTGTTGTAGCTGGCACTCTTGATGATGGCTCAATGATGCATGGTATTGCGGGACTTACTGCTGCAAATGCAAACGGGTTGCAAGTTGAACCAGTTGGAACTTCGGAAACCAAAGACGAACGTATTACCCGTGTGAAATGGTATTGCGGTTTGGCGCTGTTTTCAGAAAAAGGTCTAGCTGCCTTAACTGGAATCACTAACTAACCAAGGAGGCGGGTATCTTTCAAGATACTCGCCTTTTTTAAACTCTAAAAAAGGAACCCTGACAATGACAAAAGAAAAAACAGTAAAATTTACCACCTTTGGTCCTAACCGTGGCCTTACCCTGCAAATAGGTAATTACCAGTTTACGGATGGGGTGTGTGAGATCCCCGAAGCCGATTCTTCTTCTGCAACCCGCGTACTTTGCCGATATTACGATGTATGCCAGGAACACGAACTGGAGGCGCATATTAAGGAATATGACCGCAAATATGCCAATTCAAATGTTGGCGATGATCCTGTTATCAATACTGCCAATGAAGAAGTTGCCAAACGCAACTCTCCTAGGAAACCTGCTGCAGAAAAAGAAAAAGCTCCTGAAGAGAATCCTGAAAAAGCACCAGAAAAACCAGCAGACACAGTTGAACCTTCACCCGAAGAAGCCATTACTGGCACTGCTAATGTAGATCCTGAAAAAGAACCTTCTGCGAAAGCAGGAAAAAAGAAAGGTAATTAATCATGGGTATAAATGCTTCAGAAGTGCATCCTGATAAACAGGATTTAAAAACTGCAACCATTGCAGCAAGTGCCAGCCTATCGGGAATTGTTACCCTGGGGGCTGGCACACCTGCTGCTTTTGAAATGCCAACCGGATGGGATGCTGCCAACCTAACTTTCCAAACAAGTACGGATGGCTCGACATTCCAGGATTATTACGATTCGGCTGGAAATGAAGTAACTGTTGTTACCGCAGCTTCGCATAACATCAAACAGGATGTAGCGGATTTTGCTGGCGCACGTTTTATCAAAATACGCAGCGGTACGAGTGCTACGCCTGTTAATCAAACCAGTTCGCGTACTATCCGCGTATCGCTAAGGGTTTTATAGTAATGTCAAAATTGCTTACACTACAGCGTAATTCTTCGATTACACGCTTGTCAAAGATGCTTGTAGGTAAGAATTTTCTTGCGCCTGATTTTACAGTCATAAATGGTAACGGCACATATTTTGATTCTAATGGCATAATGCAAAGCGCCAGCACTAATACACCACGATTCACTTATGACATAAACGGAGTGTATCAGGGACTTCTTATAGAATCTCCACGCACTAACCAGGTTCTAAATAACCTGGATATGGCTGATACTAATTCTTGGTCTGTCACGCATATAGGTACTGGTGCCTTAGATGCAGTAGTTACAGCGAACCAGGCAATATCACCTGATGGCACTATGAATGCAGACAGGGTGGTTTTTAGTTGCAGCGGCGGCAGCACCGCGTCTGACAGGAGTGTCATTACTCCTATCAATATTACCACCATCACCGACTCTCAAATCAGGACTTTCTCTGTGTGGATGAGAAGTTTTGATGGGGTATCAACATATAATGTAAGAATAAGGATAAATGGGGGTGCAGCTGATGTAACCGTAACAGGTTCTTGGCAAAGGTTCTCTGTTACCGCATCTTCTAGCTCTGACGGAACCCGGCACATAGGTTTATATAAAACCATAAATTCAGACACGGCAGATATTTTGATATGGGGAGCGCAAATTGAAGTTAGCGCCTGGCCTTCAAGCACTATATTAACCACAGGAGTTGCAAAAACCCGCACCCGCGATGATATATTCCTTAAAACCCCACAACCAGCGCGGACTAATAGCATACGCAACAATACAATGGTTGGTGCGGTAAATGGCTCGCCCGGTACAGTGCCTAATAATTGGGGGACCAATCTTCAAGGTTTAACACGAACGATATCCAATATTGGAAGCACACAAAATGGCGTTCCATATATTGATATAAGGTTTAGCGGCACTGCTACAGCAGGACAAGCTTATATTATTTTTGACCCTGCCATAGTTGCATCTAACGGAGAAACGTGGACAGAGTCAGTTTATTTATTATTATTTGCAGGAAGTTTTGCTAACGTATCAAGCCCTTTTTTACAGCTCAATACTTTTGATGCGGATGGTAATTTTATAAACCAGCACCAAATATCTATATCAGGGTTAAATGCTACATTTATACGTTATATACTTACTGCTACGTTATCTGGTGCAGCAATTGCTAAAATACAGCCGTTACTTACCTTTCAATGTGCAGCAGCAGCCATTGACTTTACGATTAGGATATGCGCTCCCCAATTGGAATTAGGTGCAAGCGCAAGCACCAATATCCCGACAACAAATGCCGCAGTTTTACGTCCTGCAACTACACTAAATTGGTACAACTCCATAAAAGGAACTATGTACGCAAATTTTAAGCGTTTCGACCTGGTAAATGATTACTGTCATATAATTGACCAGAATGACAATATTACTACTGGTAGCGATACCATGAGGGCATACCAGTTTAATAATACATCCGGGCAAACATTTTGTGAGGCAATAAAAGATAGTATCTATGTATTTAGCTCCTCAAAGACAGATGGTAGCAATATTGAAGCTAAAGTTGCTTATGCATATGAGCTAAATAATTTTGCTGTTTCAGTTAATGGCACAATCCCAACAACTGACACTTCCTGCTCTGTACCTAATGCTGATACCTATAATATAGGCCGTTCTTATGGTGGCTATGGTTATCTAAACGGAACAATAAAAGAAGCACGTCATTATCTTCCACGGCTGAACAATAAACAACTCACAGCAATATCAAAGCTGTAGCACAATGTCAAAAATATTAACTTTAATGAAGCGCAGTGCGCTATCTGGACATAAGCTAATAAATAATGGTGTTATTACTGACGAAGCAACATTTACCCGCGCTTCCTCTGCTACATGCTTTGTAAATGGCGTGCTAACTTCATTCGCAACAAATACACCTAGGTTTGGAACTCTGGTTGGCAGTAATTATAAAGGTTTTATTTTTGAAGGAGCCAGGACAAATTTATGCATCAATAGTGAAGATTGATCTCTTTGGTCTGGAGATGGTAATCCTAATTTTACTAACCGAACAGTTTCCTCCACAACAGATACAGCATTTGCTACAGTTTGGATAATGAATGAGGGTGTAGCTACAGGAGTGCACGCCCTTGGATGTTACGCTCCTTCAGATACCGGAACAGAGTACCGCACATATTCCGTTTATTTAAAAGCCGCCACAGCAACTAAAGTTAGGCTAACTATTAAGGGAAGTTACCTTGATATAAATGATTTAGGTGTAAATGTTGATTTGAATGCTGGCACGGCTTCATTAATAAGCTTCGGTAGTGCGTCTAACCTAAATATTGTGAATGCGGGTAGTGGATGGTATAGGGTTTCATGGACAGTATCCCATACTGGCTCTACGGGTTTTAGATATTTATGTGTGCAGATGGTAGATGATAGCTATACTCTCAGCTACACGGGAACTGGCCGTACAATAAAAATAGCAAAACCGCAGATAGAAGTTGGCACATTTGCATCTTCATATATTCCAACAACAACCTTAACAGCTACTCGTGCTGCTGATATATGCAGCATAATAAATTTAAGTAATTACCCGTGGTTTAATGCTGTTGAAGGTACAATCCTCTGCGAATGGCAAACACCGCAAGCGGTGGTAGGATTCAATAGGCCGTACTGGCTTGGAGATAATACTGCTACACAAAATGCTGTTTTTATAAGCTCACAATTTGGCACTGTGCAGTTTATAGTAGCTGTTGGTGGCGCTTCACAATGTATTCTGGTACCTGGTTCAGTCCCCTGGGCTGCAAATACACCTTTAAAATTGGCCGGAGCATATAAAGCAAATGATTTTGCGGCATCCGTTAATGGCTCTGCTGTTTCCACGGATACAAGCGGTAGTGTACCTGGTGCAGCAGTAGATAGGCTTGTTATAGGAGTATCAGGCGTTGGTGGTGATAACCTGTACGGCATCATCAAAAGCTTAACATACTATCCAAAACGCCTACCTAACCCAACACTGCCAATATTAAAGGCTTAATACTCCATACTATTAATTCCAAGCCATATCCAGGCGCTTGGCAATAATTCCCGCGATTATTTACCATTTTTTATCAACCTTAATAAAGAGGCATTTATGCAAGGCTTTAAAACTTTTGCGTTCGGAATAACCCTCGTGCTACTCGGCGGCCTGCAAAGCCAGGAATTTACAGATTTCGTTGCACAGCATCCCGGCGGATTCTCAAGCGCAGTAGGCACAATAATTATTGTCTTACGCTTTCTTACTACAACCTCAATCTTTAAAAAGGAGTAACCTAATGAGGAAACTTTTCTCAATAATAATTATCTTCATGATAAGTGCCTGTACCACTTTTCAGGCACAAACCCCTGCACAAAAATACTATGCACTCAAATCTGATTATATGCGGCTGCTGGCTATCGCAGTTGCCTATAAAACCGATTGTGCAAAGCGCGTAGTAGCAGATGCATGTCATGCACATATCAAAGAAATAAACACCATTAACAAGCATATAGTTGATGCGTTTAAATCCGCAGATAAGCAAGGTTTGCAGGTTGCAGGAACCGGAAATGATATTGTGCTGGTATCGGTCAGCACGGCATTGCAGGAACTAACCGACTATTTAACCAAACTGGAGCAATAACATGTCTGAGCAACAACTCACATTTTTACTAAAAATACTGGACATTTTTGCTGCTGGCATACAGCTAACACCTGAACTTCTGGAAAGTTACAACGCATCCAAAGCAAAAATACAGCAATTTGTTCAGGAAGGCCGGGACCCAACCGCCGAAGAATGGGAAGAATTGAATAACAAAATTGATTCCCTTCAAAATGAACTAACAAGTTAAATTTTCCTCAATTAAAAATAAGGTAAACCTAATGCTAGTTGTCGAAGACGGGACAGGCATATCCAATGCTAATGCCTATATTTCGGTTGCAGAAGCAGATGCGTATTTTTCTGCGCGGAATAACACTGTATGGAGCGGTAAAACCACTGCTGAAAAAGAAGCGGCAATATTATATGCTACTTCATATATTGATAATAATTTCTGGTGGCGCGGCTATATCAAGGTAAACCAGCAATCCCTTGGTTGGCCGCGTATCCTTGTTTATGACCGAGAAAACCGGATAATAGATTGTAATACAGTGCCACAACGCGTTAAGGATGCGACTGCTGAACTTGCGCTGGAAGCATTGGATAAATCGCTCGTTCCATCGTTACCACGCGGCGGAGAAATCAAACGCCAGAAAGTATCCTCCCTGGAAATAGAGTATTTTGAACGTGCCAGCAGCACCCGCGTTTTCCCAATCGTCCGGCAGTTACTAGCCGGATTATTTAATGATTCACCTTCAGCGGAGTTATTCAGAGCATGATAGAAGCAAGCAATTTTTTGGAATTTGCAAAATCCAGTATCTCAGAAAACGGCGCATCGGTAACATTACGGAAGACCGGGACTGAAACTTATAACACAACAAACGGAAACTTAACTTCTCCTATAACAGATTACCCAACCAAAGGGCTAATTGAAAGCTATAGCGAATATTATATCAAAAGTGGGTTCATACAGGCTGGTGATAGGAAGGTGATGATTTCAGCCTCGCTTGCTGTAGTACCGGAGCAAGGCGATACATTGCTGATAGGCTCTGAATCCTTTGACATTATAAACGTCAAAGCCGATTTCGTAGGCGATACGCCCATTATTTATGAATTACAAATCCGTAACTAACCATGCCATCAAACTTTGAACAATTTGAAAAAGAATTACGCATTTTTTCTGAAATTTCTGTACCTAAGGATTTTCAGAAACTTGTCCAAAAACTTGCTTTTGAAGTTTTGCGCCGGGTCATTATTAAAACTCCTGTAGATACTGGCAGAGCAAGGGGCAATTGGATGGTTGCAATAAATAACATTCCCGAAGGTTTCATAGAAATCGGCAGCCTCTCATCAGAGCAAGCTACCAGCTTTGCTTTATCTAAAGGCATTCCTGTTATTGAAGCCGCAAAGCCATTTACCACAATCTCTATCGCAAATAATGTCCCGTATATTGGTGTCCTTGAATTTGGTGGCAGTAAGCAAGCTCCAGGGGGAATGGCAAGGGTAACAATTGCAGAAATACAAGCGCAATTTAAGTAAAAACCATGAGCTATAGCAATCAACGAAATGCCATCCAAACACAGTTTAAAAGCGCGTTTGAACTTGCATATCCCGGCATACCTATTGTTTTTGATAACCTCAAAGGCGACAAGCCGGCAAATGGTTTTGTTATGCTGAATATCCTTAACGGTGCGTCAGCGTTGCGTGGCCTTGGCCTTACTAAACTCTACCGTTATGCCGGGGTGGTTAGCGTAGATATTTATGTGCCTTCTAAAACCGGGATAAAATTAGCCGACCAATATGCAGATACTATAGACGGAATTTTTAGAGGCCAGCAATTTGGTAACTTATTATTCCGCGCCAGCACCCGCACTGATCTTGGTGATGATGATAACTACTGGCGCGTGAATGTTTCTGCGCCATTCCAAAGGGATGAATTAGTTTAGTGAAGCCGTGGCATAGGCTTACCATGTAGCATTTTATAAACCGCCTTAGGATTCTGCTTAATCATTGAATAAAAAGCCAGGGTTATTTCATCAGGTGTGCGCCTTGCTGTTTCCCAATTGCGCTGGCTGCTTACTTTAGCAAGGAACCATTCGCAAAACTTTTCACGGGTAAGGCCAAGCATTTCCTCACGTATTCTGCGAGGACAAATTTGCTGTCCTGCGTAAACATAGGTAACGCGGCCTTCGGTTTCGTTTCCTTTGGCAAATTCAATTGCTTCCAGCAAGCCTTCTTTGATTTCCTGTCCTATGTTTCTTTTTTTAGTCATGGCACTACTCCTTAAATGCTGAAATTAATTCTTTTACCAATTTTACATAGTCTTTCTTTTCCTTGCTGCTCAAATCTGCCTGATCGTTTTTGGCATAAGCTGAAAGCAGAAAAACCACACCATTTTCATCATAAAAATAATAAATTACCCTTATACCACCGCGCTTGCCTATACCCGGCTTTGACCATCTGAGCTTCCTTATACCACCAGTTCCGGCAATAACATCACCATCTTTTGGGTTGTTTTCCAGATGAAAAATCAACCTTGCTCGCTCCTCCTCACTAATCATTTTTTTAGTTAAGCGCAAAAAATGCCTGGTTTCAAAGATGGTTATAAGACGTTCAATCATAACTTGCCGCTTTAGATAATTTCTATTGCCTTAGTGTATCAACGAAACAGCTATATGTCAAGTGATGTTACTGTGCCGTTGAGACATTAACACCAAATTTCACTTTAACTTTAACCAAGGAGACTTGCCATGACCTTTTCCGATACCGCGCGTTCGCAACTTTACTACCTCAAGGAAGTTACCTGGGGTGTAACACCAGCAGTCGCTATGAATGCTGTGCGTTTTACAGGTGAAACCCTGAATTTAGGGATTGATACCACGCAATCTAAGGAAATTCGCTCTGACAGGCAAATTACCGATGTTATCCAAACTGACGCACAGCCTGAAGGAGATGTTAATTTTGAACTATCTTATAGCGCCTTTGATGATTTCTTCGAGGCGGCGTTTTTCAATACATGGGGTACTACGATAGCTATGACAGGCAGTACCTTTGCTGCGGTAAGTGGCTCGCCGGATAGCTTTACAGATTCGGCTAACGGTTTTGTTGCTGCTGGTATACTGGCGGGGCAATGGATTAAAGCGGCTGGTTTTACTAACCCTGCCAATAACGGTTTTTTCCAAGTCCTTACTGTAGCCGCAGGCACAATCACAGTTAAAGGTGAAACTGCCCTGGTAGCTGAATCTGCTGCCGCAGGCCGCACCTTCAAAGGTGCTAATTTACGTAATGGGACAACCCTTAAAAGTTTCTCTATGGAAACATTATTTTCTGATGTGACCAAATACAAAAACTTTACCGGGATGCGTGTTTCCAAAATGAGCCTTAAATTAACAGTAAGTGATCTTCTCACTGGCGTACTAAGCTTCATGGGTAAAACCTCGAACATTTCTGCTACCACGATTGGTACTGGTGGGCCAGTCGCAGCACCTACTAACAATGTTCTTAATTCCGTCAACAACATAGCCTACGTTCAGGAAAATAGCCTACCGTATCCCGGTAAAATCCAGGACTTTACTATGGATTTGAATAATAACCTACGCGCACAAAAAGCTGTTGGAACACTTGGCAATGTTGGCATAGGAAGCGGCAGGGCTGTAGTAACTGGAAAACTTAGCACCTATTTTGAAGGTAGTGGCACCAGCCTCTATTCAAAATATCTTGCTGGCACAGAAACCTCTTTAGCTTTGCGATTCACTGATCCTGCTGGCAATGCGTACATTCTTACTTTTCCCCGCGTTAAACTTACTAAGGGCACGTTGGTTGCAGGTGCGGCAGATACCGATGCAATCGAAGAACTGGAATACCAGGCAATCCGCCATACAACTTATGGCTTTACTGTCCAGCTTGACCGATTCCTCCCATAATTCACAAACTATTTCTTCCAATTTTAACCCTAACTAAAAGGATATTATACTATGGCTGATTTACGAAAAACTTATGCGACTGATATTGAAAAAGAGCAAGATGGCGTTTGGTCAGATGACCTTGGCGATGGTTTAAAACTCAAAGTTGCCAGGTTAAAAAACCCCGGGTTCCGTAAGCTCTATCAACGTCTAACAAAACCATATGAGCGGCAAATCCGTAACCGCACCCTTGATGATGCTGTTGAAAATAGCATATTAAGCCAGTGCCTTGCTAAAACGGTATTGCTTGATTGGCAAAAGCTGGTGCTGGATGGGGTAGAGCTAACATACAGCCATGAAAATGCCCTGAAAGTTCTTAGTGACCCAGGACTTAGCGATTTCCGTGACGTCGTGGTTGACCTTGCAAATGATGCAGAATTATTCCGCAATGAAAACCTTGAGGATGCAGAAAAAAACTTATTGCCTGGGTCAAGTGGCACGTCGAGTGGGGAAGACATCTCAAATTCCTCGAACGAATAGAAGAAAAAGAAGGCACAACACCTTCGGCATTATTGCGTGAACCAGAAATATATCCTGACCTAAACGATATAACAGACGCATTTGCCGTACTTTCTTTCAGCCGCTCCAATGGCTTCAATCTCGGATTTATACCCCTTACTGAAATTGCAGCATATTGCAAAATGTTTGAAGTCGAGGACTTGGAGCGGTTTATACGCCTGATCCGGGCAATGGACGTTACTTATATAGAATCTGTTGAAGAACGTAATAAGAAATAGGCATTTCAAGTGGAAACAAGGCTTGTAGTCACAATTGATAGCAGAGGGGCTTTATCAGGTAGTAAAGAAATTACCTCTGCACTTAGCGGCGTGCGTAGTTCTGCACGTAGCATGACAAGTGAAGTGGATAGCAGTTTTGACCGCTTGAAACAAAACCTGTTTTCATTGCGCGGTGCAATTGCAACCCTGGGCGTGGGTGAATTTGTACGGCGCTCTGTACAATCATTTGCAGAATTTGAGCAGGTGTTGGTAAATGTCGGTAAAACTTCCGGCATAGCCGGTAATGACCTCACGCAGCTTGGTGATGATATTATTAATATGTCAAAGCGTGTGCCAGTAGCACGTAATGAATTATTGAGCCTTGCTCAAGTTGCCGGACAGCTAGGTATTGAAGGGAATAGCAATATTCTCAAATTTACCGAAACTATGGCTAAAATGGGTCGCTCTACTAACCTTGCAGGTGAAGAAGGCGCAACAGCAATTGCACGTATCCTCAATGTTAGTGGTGAGTCTGTTGATTCAGTAGACAGGCTTGGCTCTGCGCTGGTTACTCTCGGTAATGCGTCTTCAGCAACCGAAGCAGAAATTGCCCACATGACAGTTGAATTATCAAAAGGCACAGCACAATTCCATGCATCGAGTGCCAACCTTGCCGGACTTGGCACAACATTAAAAGAATTTGGACAACAGGCAGAGCTTGCCCGTTCATCAATATTGCGTACATTCCTTGCCTTAAAAAGTGCAACGGATGATGGTGGCCAGCAGCTTCAATTTTTAGGAGCTATAACCGGGCAAACCGGGGAGCAATTCAAAAAGACATTCCAAGAAGATGCCTTCGGTGCTTTCTTGCAGTTTATTAAAGGATTACGTAGTGTTATTGACCAAGGTGGCAGCGCGGAACGAACTCTTGAGGTTTTAAGGCTTAACGGCACAGAAGTAAATGCAGTATTACCTTTACTTGCTGTAAACTTTGACCGTTTAAGTGAACGCATAGGCCAATCAAATCAAGCATATAAAGAAAATACCGCACTTAATATTGTTGCTGGCAAGGCTTTTAATACCTTTTCCAGCTATATGATTATTGTAAAAAATAATATTGCGGATGCCGCGCGTATTATTGGTGAATATCTTGCGCCAGCTTTAAGCACTTTGGGAGCTAAACTTGTAGCCCTCACAAATAGCCAGGGTATAGTGACTTTTGCCAAGGCACTTGGCGGGGCATTTCAGGTGCTTGCCAATAATATTGAGTTAGTAAAACTTGCCCTTGAGGTATTGGTACTCGGTAAAATCATCCGGCTATTTACAGACCTTGGCATTGCTGTTTTTGCAACCGCAAATATGTTGCGGATTGGCGCGACTGCTGCAATAGCGCAAGCTGCTGGCCTTACTGCTGCTGCCGCAGCCGCTAATCTTTATGCGGTTGGTACGACTGCTGTTACCATATCCACCCGCAATGTCGGGATTACCACCAAACTTGCGGCAACCGGAATGTTTTTACTCGATACCGCCCTTAGTTTGGTGGGTATAAAACTATCTACACTAAGCAAGGGTTTTGGCTATATCTCTGAATCAATCTCCGGCGGTGGCCTGGCTCGTGCCGGAAGCAGTTTACTTGCGTTTATCGCGCCGCTTACAGATGTTGGCCTCTATTCTTCTTTAGCAAGCACTGCCGTTGGCGCATTAACAGCGGCCTTTGGTTTTCTCATATCACCAATAGGTATTGTGGTTGCTGCTATTGCAGGACTGATTGCATTGTTTGTAACTTTCCACGATAAGGTAGTAGATATTGGCGACCTCCATGCTTCCGTTGGAAATATATTACAAGCCACATGGAATGTTACCAGCCAGCGTATCAGCGATGCCGTTAGTAATGCCGTATCAGATATTATTGCATATTTTACTACATTGCTTGAGCCGGTACGAAAAGTATTTAACGATATCTATAATTTCTCCAGCCAGATTTTCAGTGATATTTCTGATTATATCGGCGGTGTGGTTGATAAAATCACCGCGCAGTTCCGACAGTTTTCAGATGCGGTTAATGGAATATTTACCAGCATAAAAGATAAAATCGTCAATATTTTCAGTGGTGCAACTGGTTATGCTAAAGGCTTTATTAATGATGTTTCAAAAGAAGCCAACCGCTTACAGACAGCAGATGATGCTGCTAAAAATACCGGAGTCAAACTATCAAACGAAGTCTTTGGACCACCTGCACCTGATTTTAAACGTGGCAAAGATACCAGCGTTAGCTTGAATGATGTACAGGGCTATATTGGTAATGGAGGGCGTGGCGGTGCTGGTGGCTCTGGGGGTAAAACTCTTGAAGAAAGATTAAAAGGAATTTCCGATGTTTCAAAATTAAAAGCCCAGGAAGCCGGACTTGGCGAACTTGGCAAGCGATTATTGGAAGTGGACAAAGCCGTCCAGACAGCTACCGGAGGCCACGAGAAATTAACAGCCGCACAAACAAAACAACTTGCTATTACAAAACAGCAGGTCACAGAAAACTTCCATGCAGAGCAAAACCAGGAACGAATCAAACAGGCCATTGAAGATACACTAACACCACAGGAAAAATACAATAAAGCTGTCAAAGAACTCACCGACTTACAGCCACAAACCGCCCAAGGCGTAGAAGCTATCAGGCGTAAAATGGCAGAACTGAAACTTGAACTTCAGCAGCAAGACCCGGTATGGAAAGAAAACATCCGCCTTACACAAGAGTTCAATAGCCAATTTGAAAGCACCTTCAAGCGTGGCCTGAATAGCGTCTTTAAAAATGGCAAGTCTGGCTTCAAAGATATGGTAAGCGGATTTAAAGATTTATATTTCAATATGCTTACTGAAATAGCCGCGCGGCCAATAATTAATTTCCTGCTTGGCAAACCTAACGATAGCCCAACCGGACGTAGCGGAGGTATAGTAAGTGATAGTTTTGGTGCAATCTTTGGAAATAATGTTGCTGGTGGTGAATCTAAGAATGCTACAACACTTGGTAAAACGGCTGCAACAAGCGGCGCAAGTGGTGGTATCGGCTCAATTATCAGTAAGGTTGCAGGTGGTATAGGCAATTTCTTTGGCTTTAATAATGTTTCTCCTGATTTTGTAGGGCCATTAGCACCAGGGCAAAAAGTAGAAACTCCTGGCGGTGGTGGATTTTTTAGTAATATTTTTAGTGGCATCGGTTCTTTATTTTCCGGTGGCGGCGCTACTGGCATATCAACAGGTGGTGCAAGTGGTGGTTTATTCAGTTCATTATTTTCCGGTATTGCCTCAGCTGGTGGTGGCATCGGTTCTTTTTTAGGTAGCGCCGCAAGTGGTATCGGAAGCTTATTTGGAGGTGGTAATAATTTGCCAGTTGTTTCTTCAAAAAACCTTATCAAACCAGTATTGCCAGGACAATTACCTGAAAACGGTACTGATGCAAGTGGTGGCGGTATGTTTAGCGGCTTGCTTGATGGTTTAAAAGGAATATTTGGCGGCGCATCTGGTGGTGGTTTCCTTGGTGGCCTAAGTTCTCTTTTTGGCAGTAGTGGCGGCAGTGAAGGCTTGCTTGGTGGTTTAAATTCTATCCTCGGCTCTGCCGGAGGTGGCGGCGGTTTCCTTGGCGGTTTTTCATCCCTTCTCGGTGGCTTATTTGGTGGCGGAGGAGGTGGATTAGGTGGCATGATGGGCGGCGGCGGTGGTGGAAAAGGCGGCGCAAGCAGCATACTCGGCACTATCGGCGGTATTGTCGGAAATATCTTTATGCCCGGAGTCGGCGGAATGGCAGGAAGCATGGCTGGCAACGCTATTGGCGGTTTCTTTGCCAATGGTGGCTCTGTAGATAAAAGGACTCCTATCGTAGTTGGTGAACGTGGGCCTGAATTATTCATTCCACCTGTTAATGGAGAAATAATCTCAAATGAAGTTTTAAAAAAAGCAACAATGTCACCCACAAGTAAAATCCGCACTAATATCCTGCCTTTACCTGGCATAATCAAAGCTGATAATGATAATTTTGGCACAAAAGGCTTGCCTGAAAATGTTGTAGCAGGAGTACACAAAGCCGTATCTGCCAGAAACTTTGCTGGCTTCTTTGCATCCGGCGGATCTGTTGCCGCAGGAAAACCCCTTGTTGGCGGCGAGAAAGGGACAGAATTATTTGTACCATCCGCACCTGCCAATACCAGTAGCAAAGATGATACCCAACAAAAAGCTGGTGATACGGTTATTGTTCATTTTAATGTGCATACAAATGATGCAACAAGTTTCCGCCGCAGCCAGGGGCAGATAGCATCTGATGCAGCACAGGCGATTCAGAGGGCGAGAAAGAATTTATAGAAAAAATAGGAATAAATAAAAAACTATTGTCCAACTATAGAGATAATTTTTTCTTTAATTTCCGTCCTATATTTTTTATTTTTTTCTAGGCTATCCATTTGTTCTTTATTCCATTTTTTAGATACTGAATAATCCATCCAGTGCGAAACGTGACATAAAGCCCCCTGGACTCTATCATCATAATTAAATTGACGTAATACTGTCGGGGGGTGTGAATAAAAAGGATCAATAACTCTTACTTTCAAGTTTTTATTTAATACCATTGCATTTGATATTCTATCATTAATATGAGAGTCTCCAAAGCCATAACCAATAATTAATAATTCATCTAATTTATTAAGTACTTCAGTTAATATTTTTAATTTTTCTTCACCTTCTTTTGGATTGGTAGTGGTGCTATATTTTCTTCCACCTGTTAGCATAGATTGACAAATTATATCTAGCTCTCCTTTAGAGTTAGTGATTGTTCTCTCTTTGCCACCAGGAGCACGCTGGCCTTTAGTATAATAGGCCATTTTATCTATTTTCTTAAATTCTTTTATTAGATCGGAAGAGCTAGACTTTAGTAGCGATAGGTTACAAATAATATTTCTGTCTTTATATTCTAATTCACTAAGACCCCCATGAAGCTTCACAAGGTTAATCCCAAAACTTTTACTAAAAAACCCTGAATTTTCTAATGTTAAAGTAGACCTATTTAAACATGTAAAATGTATTTTATTTTCCATTTCAACATTGCTTATAGGAAATGAGATTTTATAAATATCCCCATATGTGATAGGAATTTGTAAGTCTATGGCAAGACATTCCATGTAAAGATCATGATTCAGTGTAAATACCCAGGTTTCTTCTTCTGATAATAAATTGCTAAGACCGGAAAACCATTTTAAATTTTGATTATATATACGTGAGAAAGATTCGGTTTGGTAAAGAGTGAGTATATAATGAATAATTTCATAGAAAATATAAAATAAATGGTTGTACGAATCTTTATCTGACTGACTCTTATTTGCATGATTACTAAGACCTTGAAGGCTTGACAAAAACTCTTCATAATTTTTTCCACCGCTTTCTTTATATTTTATGAGAAGTTCTATACCTTCAAATATAGCTTTTCTATTAATTGGACGATTCTCAGTATATGGTTTGTGTTGTGATACTTGCTCAGCAAATCTTTTTGCCTTATCTTTGGTAAACATTCCAAGAAAAACTTCAGTTAATTCATGTGTTAAAGGCATTCCTAAATCATAAGAAAATCCTGCACCTAAAAGCATTCCTCTTTTCATAATTACTCACTTCAAGTTTTTATACTGATTTTTTTTGCATTGCATGCATGATCCTTTTTATCAATTTTAAATACTAATCATTTTTTAAATTCCATGATAACGCATTGAAAACTAAGCCTATTAAAATCATAGCTAAATATAACAATTATAAAACAACTAAATTAAGATAATCACATGCCATCCTTCATAGAAACCCAATTCCCCGCCGACATTTCTTACGGCTCAAAAGGTGGGCCTGAATTTTCCACCGATATAGTAGAAATGTTTTCCGGCTTTGAGCAACGTAATGTCAACTGGACACAGGCGCGGTGTAAGTATAATGCAGTGCATGGCATCAAAACACCAGCGCAGCTTACGGAGCTTATAGAGTTTTTCCGCGCCCGGCAAGGCCGCGCAATTGGCTTTCGCTATAAAGATTGGTCGGATTACCAGGCAAGCAATCAGCAATTTGGTACTGGCAATGCCGTATTAACAACCTTCCAACTGGTGAAAAAATATACCAACGGTTCTGTTACTGTAAGCCGAACTATTACCAAGCCTGTAAATAATGCTGCATTAAAGATTTATCTCAACAGTGTGCAGCAATTTAGCGGGTTTACCGTTAATTACGCTACTGGCGTGGTAACTTTTACTTCCGCGCCTGGGAATACTGTCATTGTCTCCGCAGACTTTGAATTTGATGTGCCTGTCCGTTTTGACACCGACCATTTTGACGCAAGCATTGATGATTTTGGCACTAGGTCATGGGGTGATATACCACTCGTGGAAATCAGAATATGAAACCAATAAGCTCACCACTTGACGCGCATCTGCAACAGGAAGTAACCACTCTTGCAACTTGCTGGAAAATTACCCGTACCGAGGATGAAATAAAAGCTTTTACTACCCTTGATATTGATCTGGTATTCGATGGAATCACCTACCTTAGCATTGTTGGTATATCACCAAGTAGCTTAGAAACTAAGGATGATATGTCAGTACAGAATATTGATCTAGCTGGTGTTACATCAGAGGATTATATTTCTGTTACAGATATTATGGCTGGATTATATGATTTTGCCGAAGTGGAAATATTTAAGGTAAATTATACAGATTTAACACAAGGCCGGATACTGGAACAGCGCGGCACTATTGGAGAGATTAAGCTACAAAAGCAAATGTTTGTAGTTGAACTTCGTGGTCTCGCACAACAATTACAGCAACATATCGGCGATTTATTCAGCGCAACTTGCCGCGCTGAATTAGGCGATAGCAAGTGTCAGAAGAACCTTACTGCCTTTACCTTTACTACTTCGGTTACTACTGTTACCAGTAATCTTGTATTTATCGCCAATGCCCTCACACAAGCAGCAGGATATTTCACCAGCGGTACAATCACCTGGACTTCCGGCAATAATATTGGGCTTTCGCAAGACATAAAGGAATTTGCCACCAAGCAAGTTGTCATGGCGGAGCCTATGCCATTTTCGATTCAAGCCGGGGACACTTTTTCAATTGTCGCCGGATGCGATAAAATCTTTGATACCTGCAAAACCAAATTCAACAACGTAATAAATTTCCGCGGTGAGCCGCATGTACCCGGGTTGGATGCTATTATGAAAACGGCAGGAACCCTATAATGCAAATCACACCAGAAGAAATCATAGTTCAAGCACGTACCTGGCTTGGCACTCCATTCCACCATCAAGGTAGGGTGAAGCATGTGGGTGTGGATTGCATTGGGCTGATAGTATGTGTAATTGATGAGCTTGGGCTATCCGACAAAAACGGACAGTGCCTATCAAACTATGATGCTACCGGATACTCCCGCACACCGGACGGATTCACTTTAAAAAATAAACTTGATACCCATTTACAGCCTGTTCCCATAGAAGAGATTGCACCGGGGGATATCCTGTTATTCCGTTTTCATAAGAACCCACAGCATGTAGCATTTGTAACTGACCGAAATGATGGCGACTTTAGCATTTTGCATTGCTACTCCACTTCTAACTATGTTGTAGAGCATAGGCTTGATGATAAATGGAAAAAATTGATTGTCGCAGCTTACCGTATTAAATTGACGTAAGAAATATGATAAGTATTATCAGCCAAAGCTTACAAAAGCTTCCATACGGAAGATAGGTATTAGATGCTTAATTTCATAAAAAATATTTTTACAAAGCTGAATATATTGTCTGGGAATACCAGGACAAATACAAAATATTCAGAAATAAAGAATATCTTCCGCAAAGAATAGGTACTCTGTCTTTATCCTATTTCTACATTCATATTCACTAAAATAATAATATATGTCCGGTGCATTACCTTATATTGGCGCTGTCGTTGGCGGCGTTATTGGCTTTTTTGCGGGTGGGCCAGTTGGTGCATTTGAAGGTGCAGCTGTTGGATATAGCCTCGGCAGCGCAGTTCAGGCCAGCACTAGCTCTACCAATATAAAACTTCCTTCTGTAACAGGGCCAAGATTATCTGACTTACGGATACAAACTTCCAGTTATGGGAAAGTCATACCATCTGTTTACGGACAAGGCCGTATTTCCGGGAATGTTATCTGGGCGCAGCCAATTAAGGAAGTGCAGAAAGATACCACCACAACATCTACAGCAAGTGGCGGAAAAGGTGGTGGCTCTGTAACTAACTCACAAACCCAAACCAGTTTTGAATATTATGCTACACTTGCAATTGCAATTTGTGAAGGGCCTATAAATGGAATCATTCGGGTATCTGCTGATGCTAAAGTCCTTGATGATACCTTCCTTGATTCATCCAATGGTAAATACAATGTTTACCTCGGCACTGAAGATCAATTGCCTGACCCTATCATGGAAAGTTTTGAAGGTGCTGGTAATGTTCCGGCATACCGGGGACAAGCTTATGTCGTTATCCAAGATTTTCCACTAGCGGCATTCGGTAACAGGATTCCCAACTTTATATTTGAAGTTAAACGTATTGTGCGTTTTGAGCCTGCTGTTGAGGATAAGATTAAAGAAATAATCCTGATTCCAGGTGCGGGGGAATTTGTTTATTCACCAACTGTTACTACTAAACAAAACGGAGAATATGCAGGTAGCGAGTTTCTTGCAAATGGTACTAAAGTACCACTTAACATGCACAACTTTAATAACAAAGCTGATGTATTGCTTGCCCTTGACCAATTGCAGGAAACATTCCCCAACCTTGAAACTATAGCCTTGGTAGTTACCTGGTTTGCAACTTCAACTGATGCAGGGGCATGTACTATTGTTCCGAAAGTAGAATTTTCCGGCACTGGCACTGAGGTATTGCCGGATGATTGGGCGGTGGCTGGATATAACAGGAATACTGCCGCGCAGGTTCTTGCATTTCCTGATGGTAAAGTGACTTACGGCGGCACTCCATCTGATAAAGCCATTATTGATTTATGCAAGGAAATAAAAATAAATCGTGGGCTGGATATTATGTTTTACCCCATGATATTTGTTGATACTATAACACCGGAACCTAAACCTTGGCGTGGGCGCATTACTCCAGCCAATGCTACAGATGCTAATAACTGGTTTACAAAAACCAATGGCTTTAATGCTTTTGTACGTCATTACTCACAGCTTTCCATTGGAGGTGATAATTTAAAAGATTTAATTTCTGCCTTTGTCCTTGGTTCTGAATTTGTCGGTATGACGGGCTATACCAATACTGCGGGGAATTATCCGGCAGTAAACCAGTTGGTGAGCCTTGCTGCATTAGTAAAAGCTGATTTGGGTAGCGGAGTAAAATTAACCTATGCGGCTGACTGGAGCGAATATCACCATGCCGATGGTGGCTGGTTCAACATGGACTCGCTTTGGGCTTCTCCAAATATTGATGTTGTCGGTATTGATTCATATTTTCCGCTTACTCCTGATCTGCCACAAGCACAAATTACCCAGGATAAAATCAAGGAAGGCTGGGAAAAGGACGAGGGCTGGGATTATTTTTATGATACCGCGCGTACAACACAAACCAGTTTTGGTGGTGATGCCACTTATGCCTGGAAAAACGTAGAACACTGGTGGAATAACACCCATACTAACCCAGGTGGCGGGTTGACCTCCTGGACTTCCAAAATGAAGCCAATCTGGTTTACTGAATATGGCTTTCCTAGCGTTGATGCCTGCGCCAACCAGCCTAATGTGTTTTATGACCCATCTTCCAGCGAATCATTTTATCCGCGCGGCTCTAAAGGCAGGGTTGATTTTAAAGCCCAACGTGAAGCTATCAACGCGACACTTGATTTCCTTCAAACCAGAAATCAATTACCTGGAAATTCCGGCCTGATTGCTAAAAGTTTCTTGTGGACTTGGGACGCAAGGCCGTTTTCATTCTGGCCGGACTTAAGTAACGTGTGGCAGGATTCTATACTCTGGAAAACTGGTCACTGGGTAAATGGTAAACTTGGCAACTCAACACTTGGCGCGATTATCGCCAATCTTTTAGAGAGGGCTGGGCTTACATCAACAGATTATGATGTATCACGCCTGACTGATACTGTTGACGGTTATCTCCTCGTGCAAAATATAACCGTGCGAGATGCTATTGAGCAGCTTCAGGCTGTTTATTTCTTTGACATGGTTGAATCTGACGGGCAATTGAAATTTGTGAAACGTGGCGGTGAATCCATTGTTACTATTGCAGGCGATGATCTTGTGCCACTTACCAAAGGTGGTGATATCCGGGAAATACTAGAAATTCACCGCGCCCAGGAACTCGACCTACCACAAGAAGTAAATGTTACATATATTAATCGCGTAGCAAATTATGACCCCGGCCTTCAGCGCTCCACAAGGCAAACTACTGATGCTGTAGATAAAGTAAGCCTAAATGTGCCAATAGTAATGACTGACCAGGAAGCAAAAACTATTGCTGACGTTACCCTTTATAATGGTTGGATACAGCGTGTTAGTTATAAATTCAATACTCCAGCTAAATATGCACTGATTGAGCCTACTGATATTGTGACCATTGATGTTGATGGGGTACAATCGCAAATCCGGGTAAAGTCTACCCGCAGTGAATATAGTGGCATGATGGAAATTGAAGGGGTTGCTGAAGATGTTGCATCTTATGATTTTTATACTTCTCCTGGAGAACATACTACTATAGAGCAACCTGGGCAGATAGTCCCTGGCACAAGGCTTGAACTAATTGATATACCGGCACTCCCTAATGATACAGCCGCAGTTGGTATTTTGCGTGTTGCTGTTGCTCCTGAAGGTGAGGGCTGGCGTGGAACTTTAGTTTACCGTTCTGATGATGGAGGGGAAACTGGTGGTAATACTTATAACGTGCTTGTTGGTACTAGTATTTCTGAAACTATTGGTGGCGCTGTAACTGCGCTTGCGTTACCATCCGGCATGGTCAATGTATTTGATATTGGCAATACTGTCGATATTGTGCTGATAAATGGTGAGTTATCAAGTGTCACCGAGCTTGCAGTGTTTAATGGTGCGAATGTCGCCGTACTTGGTAATGAAATTATCCAGTTCCAAAATGCCACATTACTTAGTGAAGGAAAATACCGCCTGTCAAAAATATTGCGCGGTAGGCTTGGAACTGAACATGAGGCTGGAACGCATGTAGCAGGGGAGATTTTTGTACTCTTATCCAGCACTATCAACCGTGTTGCCATGCAAAGTAGCCTGATAGGTTTATCGCGTTTTTATAAGCCTGTATCGGTGGGCGGCACACCCGGAACTACTACTGAAGAATCTTTTACATATACAGGTAAAACACTCAGGCCATATTCTCCGGTAAATATAAAAGGCACACGTAACCTGCCAGTAACTAACGACTGGACAATCACCTGGGTACGCCGCACCCGTGTTGGTGGAAGCTGGCAGGATGGTGTTGATGTACCTCTTAACGAGGAAAGCGAAAAATACCATATACAAATTATGAATGGTGTTACACCTGTCCGCACAGTGGAAACTCTCACCTCACCCACATTTACCTATACCGCCGCAATGCAGGTAACAGATTTTGGTTCCGTGCAAAGCAGCTTATCGGTAAAAATATATCAAATATCGGCAATTGTCGGCAGGGGAGTGGCAGGGGTGGGTGCATTCTAACTACGCCAAGCCATATAAAAATTCAGGGGCAATATCAAGGCCATTTTTCCAAACTACAGTATCCATAGCTATCGTGAAATCTTTAAATTTCTCTTTATCCATGAGTTCATGAAATATTTCCCTATGGTCGCTTTTAATTGTGTCGTAAAGATCTATAATTTTATTCGTGTTGTTATTAAAAATAACACTGATTTTATAATCACTTACATAGCTGGCATCATTCACTAAAATCATAATACTACCAAATTTATATTAATGGCTCTATTTTACTATATTTTCCTGTTTTCTGCAAGCTATCCCAGTTTTTCTGTAATTCATCCTGATGAGCACTTGCCCATTCAACAATCAAGCCGAGCACCCTTGCTGGTACATTGCCGTCAATAACCTGCAGAGATTTTATCTCTACTGACGCCCTGTATTCCCCATATTGCACGTGAAAATGAGGCGGATTATGGTCATTAAAATACATATACACCACAATCCCAAGGAAACGACTTAATTCAGGCATAAAATCTCTTCTACAATGTATTATTACTTAACCGCATCGTTCAAAGTCTTGCCAACCTTAGCTTTAACAACATTCTTCGCTGCAATTTTAAGTTCCTTGCCAGTGCGAGGGTTGCGGCCAGTACGTGCGCTGCGCTTAACTTTCTTCAGGCTAAGGAAGCCAACGAGGTTAATTTCTCCGCCTTTCTTTAATTCTTTTTTGCTCACTTCTACAAGCGCGTCAACAACCTTGGCAACGTCAACTTTAGTAAGCTTTGTAGCCTTTGCAATTGCTTCAACTAATTCACTCTTATTCATTTCCAGTCTCCATTTGGGTTAAACCGTGGGTTTAAACCATACCTTCAGTAATTTTCTAAATCAACAGGTTTAAACATATGACAGTGACTAATAATCTAGCAATTACTCTGGTAGAACAAAGCCAATCACAAAAAGAAGTTACTGTAAATGAGGCGTTGGTTTTACTGGATGCGCTTCTCAATACTGGAGTGATAGATAAAGACCTTGCCACACCTCCTGTTTTTCCTGCAAGTGGGGATTTATATATTGTGGCTGCAAGCCCTACAGGCGCATGGACTGGGAAAGCAAAACAAATTGCATGGTATAACCAGACATGGCGATTTATTGTTCCTAAAGAGGGTTTAACTTTATGGGTGCGGGATGAAGATAAGCCCTATAGCTATAACGGCACAAACTGGATAAGCACAATTGAAGCGCTGACCAATCCACAATTTAGCAATATTGGTATAGGCACAGCGCCAGATCCGGCACAAGCGATAAACCTTTATGCTACTTCCATACTTTATAACTCTGGCGGTTCATTTACGCAGCAAATGAATAAAAATGCTGCTGGTGATAATGTAAAGCTGCTATTCCAACAAGGCTTCACTACTTATGGGGAGCTTGGGTTACTCGGCGATAATGAATTTTCATTAAAGGTTTCAGATGGCACAAACTTCTATATTGCCTGGAAAATCCGGCAATCCGGCACTACTAATTTTGTTAAAGAAGCTTTGATTAGTGATGCCTCTCCTATTAATCACAAAAATTATATAGTGAACGGGAATTGCAAGGTAGCACAACATTCTGCACTCACTCTTGTAAAGGATGTGTACGGGATTGGTCAGGTAGACCGCTTTGCTGGAATGGCTACTGGCACGGCAGTATCAGCAGGAACACTTATATACAGCGCCTTCTCTGGTAAGGAATACATTAAATTTAACCAGGTTACTATCACAGGAACCGGGCAGCTTTATTTACGGCACCGTATAGAAGCACAAGATTCCGAAGTTTTCGTAAACCAGAAAGGCTCGTTTTCCTGCAATATTCAACATAGCATCGGCTCTTCCATGAATGTTACGGTATTTGTCAGAAAAGCTAATGCTGCTAATAATTTCAGCGCCGTTACCGCTATTGCTAATAGCAGCGCCATTTCCGTGCCAAATAGCACAGAAACCACTATCCGTTTTGAAGATGTGTCTATGGGTGATTGCTCCAATGGCATTGAAATTGAGTTGAAGCTGGAACCGGGTGCAATAACCACCAAAGATTTTCTTATCCGTAACCTGCAATTTGAACTTGGCAGTATCGCCACACAGTTTGTAATGGAGCCGCTTGCTGAAACTCTTGCCAAATGCAAACGCTTTTACCAGAAACTTGGCAAAGGTATTGCCGGAGCATTTTCTTCCGGCACGGAAGTAGATACGGCTTTAGTTTTCCCACTGGAATTCCGGGCTGTACCAACAGGCACACTCCTTACTACAACACCATCCATAAACCATACCGGGGTTGGTGGTAAAACTGGTTCATCCTCCGCCATAGTTGGCGGTGGCACTTCTTATTCAGCCAATGGCGCTTATATGCGTATCAATGGCTTTAGCAGCGGAACAGCAAAAGAGGCTGTTTTTGTTACCAGCGATAATATCCTTGCATTTGATTCAGAACTTTAGAAAGGGGAACATTATGGAAAACCAACTATTACAACTTGGCGCAGGTGGATTGTTTGCGCTGCTTGTGCTGCGGGAAGTATTCAGCTTTCTTAAAGAAAAATCCCGTTGCCAAGGCAATAAAACTACCGAACTTATGGCAAAGCAGGTTAATGATTTACACGAATGGCACAATGTTCTTGATGATGATGGTGTAAAAGTATGGTATGTGCGCCGTTCCTTAGAAGGTGCGCTTGAAAAACTTACCAACACCCTTGATACCCAAACTCTGCTATTGCGTGAACTGGTTACATCATTGCAGGAAACCAGGAGGGATATTGAAAGA